TACATACGCCTTAATGCTTTGTTGAGTCGCTAGATGTGTCGCGCTGTCAGACGCCATATCATCCTCATCCTTATAATCAACATCAAAGTCTGTTCCCGTTAGCGTCAGGAAGTCACCCGCTGTATATGTGGTGTCCTCATCAGGCAACGTAACGGCATTGCCACTGGAAATCGTCAGGGTCTGGCCATCAATGGATAACGTCTGCGCGTCCATATTCTCCCACGTCGAGTCGCCGCGCAGGAATGAACTGCTGTCGGCTGTCCCGCTCCCAAGCCGTGCCGTGGCCATTATACCACTAACAATGTCGTCGGTGGGGTGCGTGTGATGGCTGGAGGAGTCGCCGCCGATTATGCGACCACGAAGAACTGTGCCGTCAAATTCGGCGTTGGGTACGCCAGCCGTCAGGGTTGACCCATCAAACTCGCTGGCATCAGTGGATGAGGACGGAAGAATTTTACTCATTGCTGGAGGTAGGATACAACAACATTGACACTAGGTATAGTATCCGTTAACGATAAAGTCAAGTGGCTGAGTCTGTGTATGGTATGGTTTTTGACCACCCGGTGTCTGAACTGGAGGTGGAGCTGTACGCATTCCGCGAGAACGTATCTCTGGATGAGGGGGGGTTGGGGAAATATCAGCACTTCAAGAACGCCACCAACCTCATCTGGCCTGACATGATATGGCACCCGTGGCTGGAGCGTCAGCTTGAGTCGTTGTGTGAAAACGACTGGGTGAGCTGGACAGGTTGTGCCGCCAGCGGGAAGACTTATGCCTCCTCACTCTACGCCCTTGTCTGGTGGCTTGCTGATCCACAGCACAGTTCAGTCATCCTCACATCCACCACGGCGAAGATGATTCGGAAAAGAGCGTGGGCAAACATTCAACAACTGTGGCGGACATCCACTGCCAAGTTCCCCGGCAACATGGTGGACAGCAAAACAACATTACAGGTGGTTAAAGGCGACGACAAGAACGCCATCTTTGCCGTTGCTGTGCTGGACGGCTCCACGTCCAAGGCCGTTGCTAACATACAGGGCATCCATTCCGAACGCATTCTGGCAATCGTTGATGAGGCTACCGACACCCCGGCGGCGGCATTCGAGGCCACCAGTAACCTGTCTAAGGGTTGTCGCACCTTCCAGTTCCTCGCTATCGGAAACCCGCACAGCACACTGGATGAACATGGGCGGTTCTCTGAGCCTGCGGACGGGTGGAACTCTGTTGGAATTAACACGCAGGAATGGAAGACGAAGCGGGGAGTATGTGTTAGGTTCGACGGCCTATATTCCCCCAACATAGAGGCTGGCAAGACAAAGTGGGAATTTCTAATCACGCAGGCGCAACTGGATGCCGCAAGCAAGTATGAAGGTGAGTCCTCACCCCGGTTTTACAAGTACACCCGTGGATTCTGGCCACCGGAAGGCGTGGTCAAGACGGTTCTCTCTGAAACGATGTGCCATAAGTACCGGGTGGGGGGTAAGCACGTCTTCGTCACCAACTCCAAGGTGATTGCTGGCCTTGACCCGGCCTTTGGGGGCGACAGGTGCGTACTACGGTTCGCCAAGTACGGCGACCTTGAGTCTGGCATGATGGGTATTGAGTTCACCGACCTAGTGAATATAAAGATCAACGCCTCTTCGCCTGAGCCTATTCATTTCCAGATAGCCGCCCAAGTTAAAGCTGCCTGCATGGCAATGGGGTGCGAGCCGCAGCATTTAGCCATAGATGCCACTAGCGAGGGCGGGGGGTTATGTGATATTCTTTCAAAAGAATGGTCGCCTCATATTCAGCGGGTGGAGTTTGGCGGGAGGCCGTCTGACCTACCAGTGTCCGAGGAGGACAAGCGGCCAAGCAAGGATGTCTATGCAAACAAGGTGACTGAGTTATGGTTCAGCGTAAGGGAGTGGGTCATCCGTGAACAAATCAAGGGGCTAGACCATGAAACCATCATTGAGTTCTGCCAACGTATGTTTGATGACCAGAAACGCAAGATCGTGGTGGAGCGCAAGGTGGAGATGAAGGGGAGAACGGGGCAGTCCCCTGACTTGGCTGATGCAGCCGCACTTGTTGTTCAAATGGCGAGAACTTTGGGCGCAGGCCACTTGAAAAAAGCCACCCGGCGTGATAAAGAATGGGAGAAGTTATCGTTAAAGTACGACTCCCTGTACAATGAGGACAATATGTATGCTCAGATGGAAGAATAAGCAACGCACCCCACACGGTGGCTGGCGGTACTTCCAGAGCGAGACAGAAATGCTCATCACCGGGCCAGACTTTCGCACCTTAGTCCAGAACGTAAAGAAGCACAGGGAGGCTAATGAGCTTCCTCTCGACCCCGGCCTAACACAGGAGGTGGTGGACTATCTGTGTGGGGAATTGCCTGATGGATGTGATACAGTTGAAGACCCGCCCAAGCGAACCATCGGCATATCTGATGCCATTGTCTTCACTAAAATACTGGCCGAAACATTCTTGAGGGGGAACCTCCGCGTCGATCAGGGCGAGGCGGATCGAAGGTCAGCCATCTGCTCCAAATGCCCAGACAACATTGAGGCTGAAGGATGCAAGCCATGCTCTGCCGGGAACGTGGAAGCACTGGTCAAGCGACTGGCAGGCACCAAACAAACCAAGGCTGACGCACGACTCCTGTCATGCCGCCACTGTGGCTGCTTTAATAAGGTGCAATGTTGGTTCCCATTAGACATACTACAAAATAATCAACGTGAAGCGGTGCGTAATGCCCTTCCTTTAACCTGCTGGAAAAAATGAACGAATTAAAGAACATCACTGAGTCGGGAAGTGTCCCAGAGTCACGCCTAACAGACGCCAAAAGTGTTTTGGATTTAGTCAACAACATGATACAGGCTGATGAGCGACGTTCCAATGTGCGAGCCAAGGTGAAGGGGTTGGTGGACGGCAACGCTCCTTACAATTCCGCAGAATTGAAGCGCACGGGGCAATCATTCCGCACCAACATCAACTTCCGTGAGGGGGAATCATTTCTTGGCATGGGACTGTCTGCATTCTTCGACGTATTTGCTGAGGTGCCAACCTATGCCACTGTCAAGATCAGTCACGGTGACGCCAATGACTCTGAAGTGTACAGCCGAATTATCTCGGAGGAATTTGACCGGATGCAGAAGAAAGACGGCTCATTCGATTATCTTATGCAGTTGTCTCAGCACGAAATGGTGTTGTACGGCATTGGGCCGCTGATCTTCGAGGATACGATTGACTGGAGATGCAAGCCAGTCAAGGCCGCTGACCTTCTGATTCCTGAAGCTTCAAAATCCAACGTGGATGACTGGACAATCGCCGCCATAAAGAGCAGCTATCAAGTCCATGAGTTATACTCATTTATTCGCAATGACAAAGCGGCCAAGAAGATGGGCTGGGATGTCGGCGCAGCCAAGAAAGCTATTGTTGATGCCGCTCCGAGGGGTCATGGCATGAGCGGGAACTCAACTTGGGAGCGTTCCCAGCAGGAGATACGCAACAACGACCTGACCTACTCATCCCGATGCAAAACTATTGAGGTCGCCCACGTATTCTACAAGGAGTTCCCTACTGAGGAGCATCCAGAAGGCGCAATCTCCCACTGCATTGTTGACCAGCGAGGCGACGGCAGAAAGTTCCTGTTCCGCAATGTCAACCGCTACAAGAAGTGGAGCGAGTGCGTTCATTGTATGTATTATGACAAGGGTGACGGCACTCATCACTCTGTTAAAGGCATGGGGATAAAGATGTATTCAGCTCTGGAGCTGAAGAATCGGCTGAAGTGCAGCTTAGTGGATGCGGCTATGGCACGCACCTCCATCCACCTGCAACCGGAATCAGCCAACGACCTTAATCGCGCCAATGTGGTGCAGATGGGGCCGTACTCAATTATCCCTCCCGGCTACAACGTAACGCAAACAAATAGCGCAGGCGTACTGGATGCGCCACTGGCAGTTGAGCGCGAATTGGAGGGATTACTTCAGGCCAACCTGTCCCAGTATCGGCAACGATTGGAGAAGCAGGGCAATCCACGGACAGCAACCGAGGTAGAGGCCATCGTTGCCCAGCAATCAGTGCTGGGTAAGACGCAACTCAACCGATACTACGCCCAACTGGATACTTTCTTTAATGAGAGATACCGCCGTGCCATCAACTCAAGCCTGACAGTAGATATGCCGGGAGCGGCAGAGGCTATGGCTTTCCAGAAGCGATGCCTTGAGCGTGGCTGTCCTCGTGAATGCTTTGATAAAATTGATTCAGTGCAGGCAACACGTACCGCTGGCCGTGGCTCGGCTATTGAGCGCAGGTCAATTATGAACCAACTCATGGGAATCATAACCATGCTGCCTGAGTCTGGCCGCAAACACGTCATCGAAGATCATATCGCCAGCCTTGCTGGATACCACAGCCTTGGAAGATATTATCCAATGCCAGAAGAAGACATCGACACCCAAGAACAGCAGCAGGAGGCAGCTAGGGAGAATGCACTGTTCAAGACTGGGGCAGTCATCCCGGTTGCTGGCGGGGATATGCACGCTGTCCACACAGAGGTACACTTACAGGCAGCTACGGAGGCTGCACAGGTAGCACAGCAGGGAGAAGGTGACTTGGCTGAGATAGGCGTGTATCTGCAAACTATTTCTGACCACACCTCTGCCCACCTTCAAGCAATGGCCAACGACCCGACCCGCAAGGAGTTATTGGAATACTATTCCGAGCAGCTTGGGGAGGTGCAGAAAGTCGCCAAGCAGATTGCCGAAGAAGTCAATCGCCAGCAGGAGGAAGCCATGCAGCAGCAGCAGGAGCAACAAGCGCAAGCGGCTGAGATGCAGGCACTGCAAAATGGTGGCGACATGAAAGACCAGCTCTCCATGATGCGAATGGAGCGGGATGAGGCGAGGCGGGATGCAAAGACTCAAAATGACATGGAACGCAAAAGCGCAAAAACACAGCAGGACATGGCGTTAAAGGATGCCAAGACTGCGCAGAAAATGAGAGAGGGTTGATATGGATAACATGAATATCACGAAAAGGGAAATGCTGCACATAGTTGAATTGCTCCGTGAGGACGTGGTATGCAACCAGCGCATTATGGAGGAGTACCCGTTTGAGAAGGAGGCAAAGAATTCGCTAGACAGATCGAAGACCATGTTGCTAAAGATTTGTGCGGCCACCTTGATACACGCTTATGAATCAGATGACACTGAGAAAGTGGCGGAAAGAAACCGCCTTAACTAACGCAGCACAAAAACTCAAGTCCAACAAGACTTTCGTCCAGATGATGGAGGTCTTGCGGAATGAGTTGCCCACCAATCAAACCCTCCCTGTCTCAGGGGCCGGGGCGCATGACTTCAGTTATGCCTACGGTGTTGAGGTTGGGTACAGAAGGGCAATTATGGTAATGGAAGCAATGGCTGTTGATGCTCCAGAGTTGGGGCAACCAGAGGCCAAGTTTGAGCAACAATAACAGGAAAGGACGACTATGGCAGAAACAGAAACAGCAACAGAAGGCACCTTCGCGCTTGAAGGAATAGAGACACTGGACTTGATTGGGACAGAGGAAAAGCCCAAGGAAGAAACAAAAGAAGTGGCAGAGGAAAAGGCTTCGCCTAGTGCGGAGGAATCCAGCGACACCCCCCCTGATGAATCTTCATCTTTTCTCGACGCCATGCACAAGGCAATGGGGGAAGAGGAGGAGCCTAAAAAGGAAGAGAAGGAGCCAGAGACGGAACCGGAGGTGGAGGCTGATTCCAAGGAGTCACGATCCGCCAAGGATTTTAAGAAGGTCAAGGAAGACCGGGACAACGCACGCCGTGAACTGGACGAGCTTAAATCCAAGCTGACTGATCTGGAAGACTCCAACGTGGACGGCGTGCTGAAGGAGTTGAAGGAGGAACGCGACGACCTGTCACAGCGACTCAAGCTGGCGGCGATTGAGCGGCATCCCAAGTTCCAGAAGGAGTTTGAAAACAAGGTTGCAAGCATCATTGGGCGAGCAAAGAAGCTGGTGGGGGCAGAGAATGCTGACCGGGTGGCTGACTTGCTGGTGATGGTTGACAGCGAGTACCGTGGCAACTCGCTTGAGGAGATAATGCTTGAATTGACAACAACCAAGCAGGCACAACTGGGCGCGTTACTGTCCAGCATCGAGGAGGTCAAGTCTAACCGGGAAGAGGCGTTAGCCAATGCCGACGAAACTTACAACAAGATGATGGCCGACCAAGATGCGCAGCGGGAGAACTTGATGGCTGACTCAAACAAGCTATTTGATGACGTGGCCAAGGAGGCTAACAACCTTGAAGTGTTCCAGACGAGGGAGGGCGACAATGACTGGAATAGCGATGTCTCCGGTAGGCTTAACGTAGCGCGTTCGATCTTTTCTGGGGAGAATGAGCCACGGGAATTAGCTAAAGCCAGCCTCTGGGCAGCAGCGGCACCCAAGTACAGGGAATTGCTGGTGGCGCAGATGGAACTTAACCGACGCCTGCGTCAGCAGGTGAAGGAGCAGGGGGGCGCAACACCTTCCATGAGCGCAACAGGCGAAGGTAAAACACCTGAGAAGGCTGACTTCATGGATACAATGTCTGAGTTGATGGGAGCCTAACGCAGCAAGTCCCACCTGTCCCGATACTCCTCGTATTTGCACACACGCCAATGAGGCGTAGCGTATGGGTGTTCGCCGGGGTGCCAGAACGTGCCTCGAATCGTCTTCACCTCCCCCACTGGAATCACGTAGAAGGCGGGGCCGCTGTTGTACATCAATACCACTACGAAGTAGTCTATGTCCTTCGGGTTGTATGGAACCTTCTTGCTGCCGCGAGCGAACAGCACATGGTAGGTTCCTTTCTGTAATGTGGAGGAGGACTTTACTTGGACACGAGTAATGCGGGTCTTAGAGTCAGCTATCAAGTCATAGCAATCAGAGTCACCTGTTGGCCACGAGACACTGAACCCGTGGTCAAGCAACTTCACAGCCGCCAGCAGCTCTGCTGCTGCGCCCGCCAGCTTTGTCGGTGTTGGCTCCTTCCCGATCATTCATTGAGACTCTATCCTGTACTCTAAATCATTTATGTACCTACCAACGCTGCGCATGAAAACTGCGCTGGCATTGCCTTCGTTGCGGTAATAACTTCCGTTTACTGCATCCTCAAACCCCACCGGATTCATCTCCACCAGATTCGTCCACCCGTTTAACTTTGTCTTTATACACCCGGTTACTAATAGCGCGAGCAATAAGATCATCAACCATTTCATCTTTGCCTTCTTTCCGGTTCTGGGCTGCTATAGCTGTACCGACATCTACTAACCGCTCCAAAGCGTCCAGTATCTTTGGAACTGCTTTTAGAGCAGCTAGTAGAGATGTCAGCACTATTTAATGTCGGCCTTAACCTTGGCTCTGGATACACTGTAACCCATTGCTGCCAATACGCTGGCAATAAGGGCGATTGCCTTGGAGGTGGCATCAGAACCCTCCACAGACACGGCCCCGCTCGCGTAAAGTATGCCGCATACTGTACAAGCTGCGGTCAGCCAGAATTCCGTGGTTTTATACCCCGGTTTAGTTATTTTTGTCGTTGCCATTTTTGTTGTCTTTAGATTTAAGGAAGCGAACATATCGGTGAGCTGTATATAGTATAGTCACGGTGACAAGTACCACCTCCAGTATAGTTTGAATGTCAGTAAGCGTGACTGTCGCCAGCACGCCACTGTTAAGTCCCAGTAGTTTTATGTCCAATTCGTCTCTCACGTTAAAAGGGTGGAGCCGCCTGCCGTAGCAGACGACCCCACCGTTGACGACGACTTAGGACTAGCGTACAAACTGCACGGTCGCACCGTGTTCACCGAACACAGGCTCAAACGCCATTTCGTAGGTTCCTACGTGGCGTCCGTTGACTTCCAATGGATCGTCACAATCAGCGTTCGTGCCGCCCCACTTGTATGCACCCGTGATGAACTGCCAGTCACCTGTATAGTTCTCTGGGGTGAATCCGAGGTTCCCCGGCGTTGTGGATGGCACCACCAGTTGCTTCATCACTGAAGGATTCAGGACGATTGCAGTCTCGTGGGTAGCTGCGTTGTAGGCTGCGGCCCGCTGCACTCCAACCCCTGCGGTTTCGGAGCTGGTTTCATACTCGCTTACACGGGTATATGTGCTTCCTGAGTGAGTCCACCTTGGCGGATTTGTAATCACAATGTGTCGGAAGTTTCCGATAACGCGATCTGCTCCCATAGCCTTGAGCAACTCAGTCGGCGCACCGTAGTGGTAATCAGTGCGAAGGTTGTCATCTGCTTTAAGCAGCGCATTAGAAGCCTCCATGCCGATGATAAGCGGGAACACCGGGCCGTTAGGGCCAAGCTCGATCCAGCCATTGCTGTCACCCTCAGTTGCACCAGACTCAATCAGCTTAACAGCCAACAGGTCGAGATGCTCCTGAAGCAGCGCAACAGAGGCGTCCAGCGTCGCTGCACTTACATCATCGGTTCCGACAGCAGAGGCAACTATTGCCCCGGCGGTGGCGGCACCAGAGAATGTCACTTGGCGTGACTTCTTCATGTACTCGTTCTGGAGTTTGTTCTCCAGCATTCTCTTGGAATGCTTACTGATTTCTTCCACGTAGGCTCGGAGGAAGGCATCTGTCGAGTGATGATATTTTAGGTTACTCTGGCAGACATTTGGGCCACGAATGCTTATGCGTTCTGGGCTGTATTGCTGCTCGGAATATCCCCACTCCACATCTTGCCAATCTCTGGCGCAGAGGCCACCGTCCTCAAGAAGCTCAACCGTGTCAGCGGCAGAACCTGTTGATGCGATTTTCTCCCATGCCAACTCATCATTACGTGGCATACTGTTTGCGATTTGGAAGCTGGTCTGGGTTAAGCCAGTGCCGAGCGGGTAAGCACCCTTCGGAATAGCGTTCAACCAAACACTTCGTGCCGTAGCCTTGCGTTGCACGGTTTTACCGAGCGATTCGCTGGCCAACTTCAATGCTTGAAATACATCTGGACAAGCCATAATGTTTTTATCCTTTCATTAGGATTAATACATGGTGAAGTTGGAAGTCTTACGCCACCCGACGAAGACAGACTCCACCTGTCATATCGGATGGCCATGCCGAGTAGGGCCGAGAGGTTTGCCAAACCCCGGTAGGGCAAATACAGTTGCGTGATTATGCACCCGCCAGTGCATCTGCATTTATAGCAGGTGGGACATTGAATGTCCACCCCCTATGTCAATAACTTTGAATATGTCATACAAAGATAATGCTTGTGTTGTCATAACGATGTACAGTAGTCTCCGCCCCAGATGACAACTGTAAGGAGGCGCAAGAAGAAACTGATAACTTTCAGGCTTCAGGAAAACCACTACGAAGAATTGAAGATCGTTGCTGATGGGACTGGGGTTTCTATCAGCGACCTAATCCGTATCTGCGTTCAGGGTGAGCTTCCAAAAATAAAGGAGAAATATGTGGGTGGAGGAGTTACCGGAGCGAACTGAGTTACCGTATTCATCGACGGCGGAAAGCGCAGTCTTGGGCTGCTGTATGCTTGAGCAGGAACTGGTTGATGAGGCTGGGACATCACTTGTCCCAGATGATTTTTATGAGCTTAAACACAGGAATCTGTTCGAGGTTCTCCTTCGGCTCCGTGATAAACGCATACCCATCGACGCCCTTACTATCAGGGATGAAGCTGACTCATCTCTGGAGCTGGGCGTCGATGGCGTAGGCGGGTTCGCTTTCCTTGTTGGGCTACCCGACCAAGTGCCAACCACCTCCCTGCTGGCCCACTATTCCTCAGTCGTTTCCAAGCAGGCGCGGCTGAGGAATTTGGTCAGTGGCGCGAGGGAGTTAATTTCAAAGGCGACGGCTAAAGTAGGCGACGACGATGCCAAGCTGGATGAGGTCGAACAGACCCTCACGGCACTCATGCAGCGGACAACACAGGGCGGCGAAGTTCGGTTAACGGATGTTGTGCGGGACGCCATATCAGAAATTGAGAAGGCTCACGCATCTGATGGCACCTGTACTGGTATCCCCACTGGCTTCGCCGCCCTAGACCGTACCATCTCTGGCTTCCATGATGGCGACATGACGATCATAGCAGGTCGCCCCAGCATGGGTAAGACCTCCCTTGCCGTGTCAATAGTTGAGAACATCGCCATCGACCAAGGCATTCCCTGCGGCATCTTCAGCTTGGAGATGACAGCAGCCTCACTGGTGAAGCGGATGATAAGTTCACGCTCAGGGGTAGGTGGCCATGAAATCTTGACAGGCAACCTCAATGAGAAAGACATCAAGGCCATCACGGTGGCGGCGAGTCGAATCAACGGTTCCCCCATCTTTATCGACGATACTCCGGGCCTAACTGTATCGTCCTTGTCCTCCCGCGCACGGCGCATGGTGGCACGGCACGGGGTCAGGATCATCTTTGTTGACTACATCCAGTTGATGCACGCCAAAGCGGATAACAGGCAGCGGGAGGTATCCATAATCAGTGGCGGGCTGAAGGCAATTTCTAAAGAACTTGGGATACCCGTAATAGTCCTGAGTCAGCTAAACCGCATGGTGGAAGCGCAAGACAGGCCACCACGTTTAAGCGACCTACGCGATAGCGGAAGCATCGAGCAGGACGCCGACGTGGTGGTTCTGTTGCATCGCCCCAGTGCCAATACGAACATCGTGGAGGCCATGATAAAGAAGCACAGGAACGGGCCGACAGGCATAGCTGACCTTGAGTTTGACAAGGAACACACGCGATTCAGAACACCTACACCCTAAACTAATAAGGATGACTGATGGAGACAAACACCCCGATGATAAGCGAGGACGAACTGGTTCTAGTCGTAAAGGGGCTAGGGGCCGTCCCAGCCTTCAAGAACAAAAAAATTATCGTAGGGAAGCGGCTCATCACCGCCCCAAAGGCACGGCAATGGATGGTATCGGCTGTGAGCAATATGTACTCACAGTTGAAATCCTTGTATCAGACAAGCGGAGGCGTGACCTCGACGGTGCGTTGGCAACAATCTGCGACTGCATTGTTGCCTTACGACGACAACTGGAAAGCGATACCGGAGATAACAGTTAAGGTTCGCATGGTGGAGAAGGGGGAAGAAGGAGCCATCATCCGGTTAACAAGACTCTCCCCGGCATAAACCGGGATAATAAGAAAAACAGAAAAGAAAAAGGAAACGACGAATGAGTGAAGTAGAGCAAGCAGTAGTAGACGGTACGCTTGAGTGGGCGCACCTGACTCCCGGCAAGCCAAACGACATGAGCGGCAAGTATCAGGTTGACGTGTGCAACCTCACTGCCAAGGCCGTGAAGGCGTTGAAGGATATAGGGCTGACCATTCAGGACGGCAAGAACAAGGGTAAGCCTGAGAAGGGACATTACATCACGCCCAAGGCGACAAAGCCTGTAACGATTGTGGACTCGAAGCGCAATCCGTTCACTGGGGAAGAGCGCATCGGTAACGGGACAACCGCACGAGTGGCGGTTCGTGCCTTCGCATACAACTTCAAGGGGAAGGATGGAATCGGCGCAGGATTGCAGGCTCTTCAAATCCTAGACTTGAAAGAATATAATCCTGCTGCGATGTTCTCCGAAGAGGAAGGGTACGAATCAGAGCCTGTGGCAAAAGCTGTGTTCACCGACCCTTGGCCCGAAAAGGAAAGTGACTGATTATGATGAGTTCGCGGTGAGGCGTCTGTGCGCTGGAATAGTCGAACAAGCTATTTTCGACCATCGCACTGCCCTCACTCGCGGACTCATTGATGAAGACACGAACCCAGCAAGACAATTAAATGCAAGTGAGGCTGAAATGATTTCATCGCTGTACTGGTATTTCCACAAAGGTGGACTCGAAATAAATCTTGAGACAGGCGGTTTTAACATTTCAATAAAGGCAATACAGAGGAGGATACGTGAGCGAATTATTAGACATAAGGAGGGGGAAGCCTAGTGCTTCCAGAGCAGCGGTATACGAAAAATGTGCCGTTACACATCAAGCCTGCAAGGGATTCAAGAATGAATCATCACCAGCCGCACAGGCTGGCACCAACCAGCACAACTACATGGACGGCGAAGAGGTTGCCCTCACTGAGGAGCAACTGGAGTCGTGTACTGAGGCTGAGGCACAGAAGATAGGGGTCATGGACTTCATGTTCCCTGACTGGCGCGACAAGCCGCCAATGGTAATCACCGAGGAACGAATGTGGTTCAAGGGCAACCGCTACTCAGGCGTGCCTGACCTGCTCGCAATCAAGGACAAGAAGGCACTGCTTGTTGATTACAAATTCGGAAGGGGGAGGGTGGCACACGCCAAGGACAATTCCCAGTTGAAGTGGCTGTCCGTGTTGGTAGATGAAAAGTATGACGTAGATGAAATCACTGGCGTAATTATTCAGCCTGCCTGTGGGAACTACACAATGGCTACGCGCACCAAGCCCCAGCTAAAGAATGCTCGTCGCTCCGTCATGTCAACGCTCCGCAGAATGGAGGCAGAGAACCCCGCAGCCAGACCCGGTGCAGACCAGTGCCGCTACTGCCGCGCCCGTGAAGCCTGTCCCGCATTGCATAAGAAGACAGAGGGCATCATGCGCATCGGTAAAGTGGAGGCGTTGTCGCCTGTGCAACTTGGCGCAGCCTTGGACATGGTTGATGCAGTCGAGTCCGTGTGCCGCTCTATTCGCAAAAGAGCGGGTGAGGTTCTTATCGAAGACGCCAACGCCATTCCGGGCTACACCCTGAAGAGGGCCAGCAGTCGGCGCAGCGTAAGTGATACTGCCGCCGTATTCTGTCGGTTGGCCGATGCAGGCTATGTGACCCAAGATGAGTTCATGGACGCCTGCTCTATTGGTGTCGGTAAGGTGCAAAAACTTGTCCAGCAAAACGGGAACGTCGGACAGGCTGAGGCCAAGAAAATTATTAACACGTTGCTTCATGGTTGCGTGGTGGAAAAAGAGGGGGAGCTAAAGCCATGCCGAGCCGAGTGATACGTGACGGAATCCTTGAAAGCGAATCCGTGAATGCCTTGAGCTGGGAAGCTGAATTGTTCTTTCGCCGCCTGATGAGCGTGGTAGACGATTTCGGTCGATACAACGCCTTACCAATGCTGTTGCGCAGCCGATGCTATCCGCTACAGTTCGACAGGGTGAGCGACAAGGACGTGGCTGGATGGCTGAAAGCCTGTGATAAGGTTGGATTACTGTTCCTCTATGTCGTTGATAATAAACCATATCTGGAGATATTAAACTTCGCACAAAGGACGCGACAGAAGTTCTCCAAGTTCCCAGCCCACGATGATCGTAATACAAAGAGCGGTCAACCGTCCGCAACTAACGGCGGTATGAAATACAGATGTCGGTCATATGCGCACGAAGACGAAGACGAAAACGAAAACGAAGACGAACCAGCTAAGAAGCGAAGGGGGGCTTTAAGCAAAAAGTGGAAGCCTAATAAAAAGCATGAGCAGTTGGCAGGTGAGAACAAGATAAACTTAAAGTCAGCCGTGGAGATATTCCGCGACTGGGCGATAGCAGGAGGCAAGCAGTACGTTGACTGGGACGCCACCTTTCGCAATGCGCTGAAGGGGTGGCTCAGGGAACGCGCCCCAATGACCGACTCAGGATATACCGACGCTACAGGAGAGGTGCTAAAGCGATGGTAACACTTTTCAGATGCCCCAGCCCTCCAGCCGCGACCTCCTTACCCACGCCTGCCTCGGTGTGGGATTCAGCGGCGACTGGGGCATCTGTCTTTTTATTATGATTAACATTGTATTAGAGTGTGGAGAGATTGAGACTGCACGGATGCTGGCGCAGGCACGACAACGATTCAACCGCGAAGCAGGCGTCTTCAACCGCCAACGCAGCCCTGAGTCAGCCTCTGCCATCGAGGTCAACGGCATGGGGGCAGAGCTGGCTTACTGCAAGGCATTCAACCTGTGGCCTGACCTGACCGTTAGCATCCGTTCAGGCGGTGCAGATGCACTGACCCATGACGGCAAATCCATTGACGTAAAATCTACCCCCAACGTCAACGGCAGACTCCTCGTGACACCAGACAAAATAAACCACGGCATCGACCTGTACGTCTTGGTCGTCGGCTTCATCCCCTTCTACAAGGTGATTGGCTATGCCACCCATAAAGAAGTATTCAACCCAGACAACCTATTAAACCTTGGACACGGCAGTGCCTATGGCCTGCCACAGGAGAAACTACATGAGTATGATGACATTGAGCTACAGAAATAACATCCAGAAAGACTTGAAGCGTGCCTTGGCAGACATCAAAGATGTCACCGGGGTTAAGCCCAAGGACGTACTGTCCCGGCTAAGGACTGCCGACGTTTCCACCGCACGCCACTTGGCCTTCTACCTGCTAAGGTCGTTACACCATCCCTACTCCAAGATAGCAAAGGCGATGAACAGGTCTGACCACGGCACAGTCGTTCACGGCGTCAACTCGATAAAGAACTACGCCATGATAGAACGCAAGATGGCGGCAAGGATGAAGGCTCTGCGCAAGAAGGGCTATGACATATGAAAACAGTCATCCACGTCAACCAGCACAACGTAAGGCGCAACCTGAAAACAGGGAGCCGCGACCCCGTGCTGACAGCGAAGACCTACAAGTCCAATAACTACGGCCACCACGCCACGATCAACGGCCCCAGCAAAGTCGTGTACCGACCTGATAAACCATTAAGCTGTGGGGCCACCTGCTGGATTGAAACTGAATCAGAGGTGGAGATGGCATGAGTGGCAACGCAAACCAGTTCGACATCGAGGTGCGGCAAGTGATAACCCGCCATCGCGCCGAGAACGACCTGACTTACGCCCAAGCCGTTGGCGTCCTGTACCTAATCCTGTCTGATCTAGCAGAGGAAGCAAAGGAGCGAGACTGAATGAGAACACCAGATAAAATACGAGACGCCAGCATGGAGCGGTTCAATGAACTGGCTGCTGATAAATTCGACAAGGGCCAAAAAGAACACAGCTCCTGCCTCGACGATACCGTCAACTTCGATTCCCTAGAGGAAGAGCTGATAGACCTTTGGCACTACACCCAGAGTCTAAAGCACCAGTACAACACCAAACTGGACGCCCTCCAAAAGAAGGTTGAACGCTGGGAGGAGATTGCCAAACGATGAAGCCCTACAACAAGGAAGAGTGGCAACAAATTACCAGAGAGTGGCTAATAGACCGTAATGCGCCCTCAACAGCCCTAGACGCCGCTTACTACGCTCTGAGGAGGGATGACCCAGATTTGGCACAGGACGCCCTAGAGGAGGCAAAACGGCGCAGGAAAGGCAACAGCAGATGAACCCAACTACACGTCCACCGCGACACGCTTCATCTCACCCTTGGGAGGTAACGCAGCAAGCACATTGATGTTCACTAACGGCTTCTCACTGTTGTCCTCGATGTTGTGTATCTTCCGCATCTGGTTATCCAACGTCACCCACGCATCAATAGCCACCCGCATCTCCTTCATGTTGCCTTGCGACATAGCCGTCACCGCCGCCTGAAACAACGTGTACAACTTGTCGCCAGTCTGCAACGACCGCTTCATGTGCTGCTCCCCAGTCTTACACACTATCTTGGACAACTTACTGTTCTGGTCGTCAGTCTGCTTGACTATCTCCTCAGCCACCGCCTCACGCGCCTGAGACTGGATAGTGTCCCTCTGCTCAAACCACTTCTCCTTAGAGGAAATCTGCGCTAGGTAGCTGTAACGCACATTGTTCTTCCTCGCTAGATCACGCAAGCTGATATTGGATCGGGTGAATTCGCCGTGCAAGGCTTTCCAGTCATACTTCTTCTTATTCGCCATACCTCAACAGAATACAGAAAACCCCAAAAAATGCCACACACCATTACTATTAACACGGCCCCCCGCGAAAGGGGTGGCCCCCCCGGACTGTACCCGCGCCCCAGTCGGCACAGAATAAGCATTCTTATTTGAATCTGCCCCATGCCACCGCCGCCAGCCCCTCACACAATCGGCCCCGGCTCCATCGGCCTTATCCGTTCGACCCAGTAATCGTGGAGTGAAAAAGTGTTGGCGTGATTCTGGCCAGTAGAGTGTAGAGGATATGAATGATCATAACCTAATCAGAAACCCGCTGTGTACGATCGTACACGCAAAACACAGAAAGAAACAAAGACATGGACAACACGACAATCGACACGAAGCTGGACGCTGCCTTGAGCGGCGTTGCCTTCGTGCGCAAACTGACACAGACGAACATTGACGAGTACTTCCAATCCCTGACTGACCGCAAAGGAGAGTACGAGTTCTCCGGGCGAAGCGGGTGGACGTACATTTACGACAACCCCGAACTGTTCCCGCCGGAGCTGGTGAAGCTGGCACGCCGCTACAAGCTGTTTGCCTGCTTAGTCTCCAACGCTAAGAAAAAGAAAGGCACCGTCAAGAGTGACGCTGACAAGGCCGACGAGGCATATGAGGCACTCACCACGAATGGGAAGGCTGCATTCCACCGCCGCCAAAACCTCAAATCCACGCTGAAGAAATAACACAGTAGCACATAGAACCCCAGCGCATCGCTGTGTACGACCGTACACGGTGGTGCGCTGTATTCTGTGGGCAACACACGCCACAGTATAACAACTAACAAAGGAATGGTAATATGCTAGAAGCAATATACATACCCGGCCACGGGCATACCGTCCATGACTCTTCCACGGGAGAGTCCTTGGTCGATAAGAACGGTCGCCCGATTGCGACTCACAAGGCCCATGCCGTTGAGCTGGCCCAACGCCGCAATGACGCAGACGAGGCATTGCTTGGCACGGTGGGCAGGGCGATGCGCGAACAGGGAATCCACTAACAGTAGCACATAGAACCCCAGCGCATCGCTGTGTACGACCGTACACGGTGGTGCGCTGTATTCTGTGGGCAACACACGCCACAGTATAACAACTAACAAAGGAATAAAGTCATGGAGTATATAGTACAGTTGATCAGTAACAATGGCTGGGTGGTCATTGAAGTCAGCACAGGTGCAACGTTGGAGTTCTTTGGCAACAACGCCAACGCGGCGCAGTTATGCTGTGACGAAATGAACCACGATGGCGGGCAGGGCATGGGCCAGCTTGGCGTCCTGCTGACCCACATGGGAGTCTAACCATAGGAGAATAAACATGATGAACTACATCGAAGAGGTAAAGCTGCTGCGTAGCTGTGGCATGACACACGTTGACGTTGACCACTACGTTGAGCGGGGCATACGGCATAGCAGTGGGGAAATGACCATTGACCA